GGGCTACCTAAACCGTGTAGGCATCAGGTTCGACCAACCGCTTGATGTCGAGAGGATTGTCAAGCACTGTCAGTCGCAGGGTATTGGTCTGGTGCTCATCGACTCACTGGTCCGCATCCATGGCATGGATGAGAATGATAACTCGCAGATGCGTAAACTCTACGATGCGTTCAAGAAACTCCTGGACAATGGAATCACCGTCCTGATCGCTCACCACAATCGCAAGGGTGGCACAGACTCGACCGTCAAACACGAAGGTATGAGAGGCGCTGCGGAGATTGTCGCAGCTGCTGACATGGCCTACAGCGTCGAGAAGCAGGCGAACGGGTTGTATCGCATGTACGTCACGAAGGGGCGCCTGATCAGCGATGAGGACGCGATTGATGTGACGTTTGAAATCAGGGACGAGGATGGCTTGACAAAGGTCAGGACGCTCGACGCCGGCGCCAGGAGTGAGGTCATCACACAAGAAATCCGGTCGAAACTTATTGAGCTCATCAGTGACTCACCAGGCATCACACAGTCACGCCTGATCGAGTTGTGTGGCAGTCGCAGATCGGTCGTTATTGCCACACTTGCGGACCTCGAAGCGAGTCGTATTGTCATGTTTGAAAAGGGTCCGAAGAACGCAAAACAGTACAGTCCGACAGGCATGCTTTAAGGCCGTTTCTGCTGTTCCCGCTGCTGTTCCCGTGCTGTTCCCCCTTAAGTATGAGAAAACGGGAACAGCAGACAGAAAACCCCCCTTTGGAAACCCCCCCTGCGAGCATGTAAGTGTGCTCGCTTAGGGGTCTTAAGTCGAAACTGTCCCTGCGGGCCGGACGCTTACGCTGGCCCGCTAGTACAGCATCGACTTTTATGTTTGACAAGTGGTTTTATGTTTGGTAATGTCAACTTTGATGGTGCTGGTGGAAACACCTTTGGATTGGTAACTGAGCCAGCACTGTCACAGAGTGGTCGTATGACCAAAGGAGTAATGAGTTATGGGTTTCTTTTCAAATGCCACGTTCAACGATGGCGCATCACAGTTCGAAGCAGCTGTCGCAGGCTCATATGTCTGCCGTCTCGCAAACGTCGAGAGCATCGACCGACCATCGTACGATGATCCGAATGTTTTGCTTCCAAACTTCCGCTTCACCTTCGAAACCACTGAGTATGGCGATTCCAACAGCAACGCGTTTCGCTTTGTAAAGTTTACGCGCCAGGGCTATGGTTCCGACAAGGCAGCACTCACCATCCTGCTCGATGGCATGCTCGGACGCCGCTTGACACAAGCAGAGTTTCATAACCTTGACATCGACTCGCTCCTGGCTAAGGAGTGGATGGTCACTGTCGACTCGAAGCTCAACACGCGTGGTTATCAAACCAACGCCATCGTGTCCGTTTCTCCAGTCAGTGCCAAGAAGAAACTGACCAAGATCGCACAGCCAGCGATCAAGACTGATGACATCGAAGATCCATTCGGTGAAGACGCCAGCGAGTAACCATCTCCCGGTTGCCAACGACTCGCTGACGAACCAGGCACATCATCCGAACGGTGTGCCTGGTCTTTTACTTTGAAGGGGAGAATCAATGTCGAAGAACACAAAGCTCGAGGAGCGTACAAAACTCCTGGTGCAAATCAAGGAACTCAGAGCTGCTGGTAACAGCATCAGCCGCACCGCGCAGATCATGAAGATGACACGCGGGACAGTCCAGCGATGGATCAATGAAGAAAATCCAGACAGGCCAGTCAAGAAAATGGACCCGTACATTTCGCTAGATGAAAAGACAGCGACCGTAATCAAGTGGGCGGAGCTCATTGCAAGCGGTGAGACACGAAGCAAAGCAGCCGAAGTCGTCGGTTATCCAATAATGATGATAAATCGATGGATGATGAGCGAACCTTCACTGCGTGTGGAGTTCCAGGAATCTGTCGGGAAGAAACAAAACAATCATGGTGGCCGTAAGAGCTTCGAGTCAATCATGACAGATGTACGCGCAGGACGTCCTGTGTGGCGTGATGGCGCTCGTTTCAAGCTTCAGCTGGTCGATGCTGCACTCATGCGCTACGAGCTCGATGGCGCGAATGTTTGGCGATGCAAGGGCTTCGCAACTTTATCAGGCAATGATGTCCTGGCGAGAGATTGGACGGTGATCGAATGAAGTTCTCTGAAGTTATTCAACCCTTGATGCATGGCAAACCGATCACACGCGTATGCTTCGATCATGATGTGTACATCCGATATTCCGACCTTTTTGAGGCATTCGTGATGCACACCGGGACAGAGTCGAAGACTCTACAAGGTCTCACACTGGACCCTGAGTCGCTGTTCGCGACTGACTGGATGTGGGGCGAAGATCACCCGGTCAAGGATGAGATCACATGGACACGGACAACATCATAAAGACCATCATGGCGAAGCCATGGTCCAACACCTACCAGCTGCTCAAGGCCATCGGAGCGTCCAGCGACCAGGTCGATGAAGCATGGCGCGACTACCGTCGCAAGTACATGCGGAGTCAGCGCTGGCAGGACATTCGGACGAAGGCGCTCGAGCGATCCGGTAGAACATGCGAGCAGTGTGGCCGTCGACAGGACGACGGCTACAAGCTCGATGTGCATCACATCACCTACATTAGACTCGGTGGTGAGCTGATGGAGGATGTCCAGGTGTTGTGCTACTTATGCCACGGACAGCTGCACTACAGGCGCAGAGTGCGCCAGGATGAGCCAGAATAGAAGCATGGCACGTCCAAACATCTACGACGAAGAAACAATCGCACGGGTCGAAGCTGCTCTGATGGCAGGTCAGACACCGACGGTTGTTTCTCGGCTTTATGGTTTACCACGAACGACCATCATCACGATTCGTGATCGCATGTCGTCAAGTGTCGGAAAACTACAACCTGTTTCCGACGCGTCGGAAACTGTCACGACTGTGAAGGCACCAGCAGTCTCACTTGATGATCTGCTTGCGTCCGTCCTCGAGGACAACCTCAAAGCACTTCAGGTCATCGCTAGGACGACACAAAGCGAGAGGTACATCAATGGACAAAGCGCCGCGCAGATTGCAGCTCTCTACGAGAAGATTGCAACTTTCTCGGTTCAACTTCTGTCCGCAGCCAGCGAAGGCCCAAACGAAGACTAGCGCTCAGACAGCTCTCTGTTATCTCGACTACCTTCGAGAGACTCTCCCGCCTGGCTGGTCTTTTACAGCTCGGCATCTCATCGCCATCGCTTCACACCTTGACGCAGTCGAGCGTGGTGAGATTGACAGACTCGCGATCCACATGCCACCGCGCCACGGTAAGACTGAGACAGTCACGGTCCGCTATGGGGCCTATTGCATCGAGCGAGATCCATCCGCGAACGTGCTGGTCACTGGCTACAATGAGCGCATCGCTAGGCGCTTCAGCAGGAAGTCCAGACAGATCGTTTCGTCCAGGACAAAGCTCGCGAAGGACAACGCCGCACAGGATGAGTGGAGCTTACCGGAGGGGGGAACCTTCATGGCGAGGGGTGTCGGCAGTCCTCCGACCGGTGTCGGCTTCAAGCGCATCATCATCGATGACCCCATCAGGAGTCGAGAGGATGCTGAGTCCGCGCTGTATCGTGACAAGGCCTGGGACTGGTACACCGACGATCTATACACGAGGCTCGAACCGAAGGGCGCTCTCATCATCGTCTCGACCAGGTGGCATCACGACGACATCACCGCTCGCGCAATCAGCTCGGAACCTCATCGATGGACGGTCCTCAACCTGCCAGCCATCGCTGAGGAGAAGGACCAGATCGGTCGAATGCCTGGCGAAGCTTTGTGGCCAGAACGCTATGACGTGAAGGAACTCGGACGCATCAAGGAGGTCATGGTCGCGAACTCCGGGGACTACGGGTGGAGTGCTTTGTACCAGCAACATCCAACACCTCGCGAGGGTTCGTTCTTCAAGAGTGACAGGATTGTCATCGAGAGCGCCATGCCAAACTGTGCAAAGATGTCCCGCGCCTGGGACCTTGCAGCGACAGCTGGAAGTGGTGACTTCACGGTCGGGGTCAAGATGGGCCGTGATGCTGATGGTCGCATCTGGATTCTCGATGTCGTAAGAGGTCAGTATGACACCGATCAGCGCGATAAAGTTATACGGCAGACAGCTGCTCTCGATGGCCGTGGCATCAGGATTCGACTACCGCAGGACCCGGGCCAGGCTGGTAAGAGTCAAGCCATGCACATGCTTCGGTTGCTGCATGGTAGTGCTGTGACAGTCCTGCCGGTGACCGGATCGAAGGATGTGCGCGCTGAACCGTTCGCGAGTCAGGTCGCTGGTGGCAATGTCTACATGGTCGCAGCTGACTGGAACCGTACACTACTCGATGAGATGCGAACATTTCCCCTGGGGAAGAATGACGACATCGTCGATGCTTTCACTGACGCCTACGACGAGCTCGTCGGTCGTGGCGGTGGGTGGGGTGCAGTATAAGACATGATAAGGACACAATAGTCACATGGGACTCTTCGATCGCTTCATCGGCAAAGCCACTGCCGCGCCAAATGCACTCCTACCGCCGCCGCTGATTCAGCGACAGACGTCCTATTTCACTGGCACAGGGAACGGCGACTTTTGGTCCCTGCTGACACGTAACCTTCCAGGCTCGAGTTTCAACTGGCGCAACCAGGCCGGCGACCTGATGCTGAACAGCATCGTCGCGATTGGCATGGACTGGTACATCAGGAACTGGAGGCAGGGTGTCCCTGTCGTTCGTCGACCGATGCCTGATGGACAGGTCGAGACAGTCGCAGACCATCCGATTCTGCAGCTGCTCGCGCAGCCAACACCGAACGTCCCGCCATCGCTCGTGTGGTCGTGGATTCTCCCTGACTACCAGCTGCTAGGCAACGCCTATTTCCGCAAGGTCCGCGTGTCTGGTCGTGTCGTCGGTTTGCAATACCTAGCGGCTGACATGATGAGACCTGTGGGTAACAAGGTCAATCCTCTGGTCAAATACCAGTACACCGTCGATGGCACGTCGTACGACATCGCGCTCGAGGACCTCATTCACATCCGGTATGGTCGAGATCCGCAGGACTCTCGCTTCGGGCGCTCTCCTGTCACATCTGTTCTTCGTGAGATCGCCACCGATAACGTCGCTGCGAGCGCCGCATTTGGGATGGTCCGCAACGGTGGCATGCCATCGATCATGGTCGGACCAGACTACAAGGGCGGTGTCGAAGACCTAAGCGAAGACGACGCCAGACAGACAAAGCGGAAACTTCAACAGGACTTCACAGGCGATAACGCTGGTTCTGTCTTGGTGATGACCGGACCATTCAAGGTCGAGCAGGTCAGCCACAAACCGAGTGAGATGGCATTCGATGAGATCCGCCGCAAACCGGAAGAACGCGTGTGTGCAGCTCTCGGTCTCAATCCTTTGGTCCTTCAACTCGGCAGCGGCCTCGAGCGCGCAACCTACAGCAACCTCGAGCAAGCAACACGATCGGCGTGGACTGATGGAATGATTCCGCTGATGCGGCAGATGTCCGAAGCGCTCACCATCGCACTGCTCCCAGACTACCAAGAAACGCAACCAGGCGACTACCTCGAGTTTGATGTTGCGAATGTTCCGTCACTTCAGGCTGACCTCAATGAGGACGCCGAGCGAGCGGAGCGACTCTACAAGAGTGGCATCGTGGATCTCGCAACAGCCAAGCGTGTCGCTGGTGTGACACCTTCGGATGATGACCTCGGCTATTATCACCCGACTGCTGTCCCTGTTCAGATCGGCGCGCAGGAACTCCTGGTCCCTGATGCTGCGCCAGTCTCGACAGCTCGAACTGCCGATGAAACTGCGAAGCTGGTCGGCGCTGCTGGTGCTTTGATTCGTGCTGGTTTTGAACCAGAGGCTGCACTCCAGGCTGTTGGCCTGAATAGCATCCAGCACCTGGGCCTGTTGCCTGTCACGGTTCGCCAGGAAGAGACCAAAGCATTCGACGATGCATCTGAGCCAGGACTCAAGTTCTTTCCCTCCAAAGAGATGAAGGAGGAAGCACAGCGCGCCATCGAGTGGCGTGATGCTGGTCGTGATGGCGGGACAGCTGTCGCATGGGCGAGAGCGAATCAGATCGTCTCCGGTGAAAAGCTCAGTGAGTCGACTGTCCTTCGGATGTACAGTTTCTTTCGACGTCACGAAGTAGACAAACAGGCTGAAGGATTCCGACCAGGTGAGGATGGCTATCCGTCCGCTGGTCGTGTCGCAGGGGCCGCATGGGGCG